TCCACTGTTGATTTATTTCGATACCAGTTTTAAAAATATCTTTTTCATAGTCAGATAACTCTTTAAGATGTAAGACCGAGCCTCTTTGAGAGACAATGGACGACCATATATCATCATTGTTTATACCTTTCTTTTCTAATAATTTTTCTAAATATTTATTCTTAACTAAAAAAGAACCTGACATAGTTTTTTGCACATAAGCATTAGCTCTGTAAGGTTCTATTGATGGTGAAGTAGTACCGCAAATAATAGAAGAAGAAGCATTAGGTGCTATGGCTAGTAAGTGTGCATTACGCAAACCAGTGCCTTCCATGTCAGGAGCTTCCCCTCTTTTAATTGCTAGTCTTTTACTTTCTTCCACCGCTTGTTCTTTAATACTTTTAAACATTTTCATGTTTAGTGATTTAGCTAACGCACTTTCAAAAGGTATGTTTTTTGATTGCAGATAAGCATGAAAACCCATAGCTCCTAAACCAATACTTCTTTCTTGTGCCGCACTAAATTTTGCTCTGAACACACTGTCTGGTGCATGTGTTATAAAATGGGTTAAAGCATTGTCTAAAAATCTAACTAAATCAGATATAAATAAACTGTTATTTTTCCATTCATCATACTTTTCTAAATTAACAGAAGACAAGCAACACACTGCTGTTCTTTCTTCATTAGTAGGTAAAGTAATTTCAGTACACAGATTGGAATGATGTACTTTTAATCCTAGTTTCTTTTGTTGCATAGGCAAAGATTCATTAATAGTATCTATAAATGAAACGTAAGGCTCACCAGTGGCAACTCTTGTTTCTAATAATTTTTGCCACAAATCTCTAGCTGATATTGTTCTTATTGTTTTGTTTGTGTGTGGGTCAATTAAATTCCAACTGTCATCATACGTAGGTTCAGCAATACACTTTTCTATTAACTGCATAAACTCATCAGAAATATTTATTGCATGGTGTAAGTTAAGACATTTTCTATGTATGTCACCGCCACTAGGCTTACGCATTTCTAAAAATTCTATTATCTCTGGGTGTGATATATCCATGTATGCCGCATAACTTCCACGTCTTGTTTTACCTTGTGAGAATGCAAGTATCTCACTATCAACTACATGTAAAAATGGTATTGAACCTGATGATTGTGAACCACCAGATGTTTTAGTTCCATCACTTCTTACATGTCCCCAATAGCCACCAATACCACCACCAATAGAAGCAAGCCATGCGTTCTCTGTGTAGTGTCCTGTTAAACCTTCTCTACTGTCACCAACATAATTTAAAAAACATGAAATAGGCATACCTCTGTTAGTTCCACCATTGGATAAAATAGGCGTGGAGTACATAAACCAAAGTTTTGAAGCGTAATTATAAATACGTTCAGCCATCTCATCATTATCAGAGAATGCTTTAGCGGCTCTCATAAATCCATCTTGCGGAGAATGTTCATCAGGTAATAAGTACCTGTCTTTTAATGTTGTCTTACCAAAGTCAGTAAGTAAATTATCTCTTTCGTAATCTATCATATATGTGTTACCTCTAAATGGTACTTCCTATCTAATGTCATGTAATTAATTCCTATTGGTTCAAATTCATCTAATGCGTCAAACACAGTTTGCTTTTTTAAATCACTACAAGTGTAGACATCTAACTGAACCACCGCAGGTGTGTCTTCGTCCCAAGAATGAAATGCTATGTGTGATGTATCAATGGCTTGTAAACATGTTAATCCTTTGTTGCCTTTTTTGTTTACATACACTGCTACTGTGTCACCCAATGGTGTCATGTTTAGTTTCTCAACTAAATTTCTTATCCATTTTTTCATTACTTCAGGTTCTTTGGGTGGCTTTTTAACTGAAGCACGAATAATAATATGTTTATGTTCTAGCATTACTTTCCTAATTTTAATTTGATTTCTGTTTGTGTTTCTTTTTCGATTAATAAATCTATGTATTGTTTCGCTTTGTTTAAATCTTCAAGTTGCTTTTCTTTAGTTGAATGTTTAAAACGCCAACGACACAAATACTTAATTGCGTTACCCTCCGCATAAGGAATATTGTTTTGCATGATAAAGGTGACTGGTTCTATCTTGTATCTAAAATAGTGGCTTGGTTTCTTTACTTGGTCTGCCATAGTTTTACCTTCCCTGTTTTCTTATTGTATTCACCATGTCTTAATATTCTTGCAACTCTAGCTTGTTGTAGAGCTTCAGCGTGGGTGTAACCTTTGTCTTTGTAAATACCTTTAACAATTTTCCAAAGGTCTAAAAGTGTAACATTAGAATATTTCTTAATTAACTTTTCAGCAGTTTTAATACCAACACCTTCAATACCATCATAGCCATCAACCTTATCTCCAGTTAAAACTTGAAGCATAAAATTATAGTTAGCCATCTTCTCTGGTATTTGTTCTACAGTGGTTGCGTCTTGTGAAAGTAAAGCAGGAATAGTTCGCATGTCTTTGTCTATGCTAACAATTATTCTTTCTTCTTCTGGTGAAGGTTCAGTTGCCATAATACCCATGACATCATCTGCTTCTAAATTTTTCCATATCACACCATTGTGTTTATCCATGATGTGTTTACGCATAGCATTTAAAACTATTGGTTTACGCTTTGCTTTTCTGTTTGATTTGTAAGTTGGAAGAACATCTTTTCTAAAATTATTCTTATCTGTTAGTGCAACTATGTAATCATCTGCTGATAAATTAGAACCTAAATCATCAATGACTGCATCAAGTTGTTTTATGCAACTGTTTTCATCAGAGTGTAATGTCCATAAGCCACCACCCCAGTTAGTTTCTATCTCATTGTTAGTAGCGATTTGGTAAGCAAGTATGTCACCATCAACTAACAAAACTCTTTTCTTTTTATACATTTATTTAACTATCCTTTCCTGCATAGATTTGCTTAAATTTTTTGGCAAAAATATTTCGGCTAAAGGAACAAGAACAAACTTACTTCTCCAACCATCACCACCATTCTTTAAGGTTTTGATATATTTTTTTGCTAATCTTTTGATTGTCTTTGTGTCAAATATTAATCTACAATAATCTTTGTCACCATCTGCCAATATATGACACCAGTAATCAGACTTCGTAGCCATGACACCTGAAGGTTTGCCGTTACATTCTATTTCAATAGCAATGTTACCAGTTTTAAACCACCAGTCTCTTTCTGTTTTAACTTCTATCTTTGTTTTATCTTTATCTAAGATAGAGGCTAAACGCTTTTCTCTTTCTTGACCATACTTTAGGTCAAGGTCAAATTTTTTATTATACATTAGTGTGTTCCACTCCAATTTGTTGAAATTTTATACTCGCCTGTTAGCGGCACTCTTAATTGGAAGTGTTCACCTGCACGTCTAATGCAGTCTACTGCTATCTTGCCAATGTCTTCAGCGTCTTGCTCTTCACACTCAACTTGTATTTCATCATGTACCCATACAACTTGCTGTGCGTTCTTAAATTTTGTAATTTCTTTATTAAATTCTACTAACCATCTCTTACATAAAATTGCTCCTGCACTTTGTAAAAGTGTGTTAAGTGCTGAATAGCTGTTCCTAACTTTAATCTGTCTTTTATCTAAACCAGTTAGATAACCACGTTCAGCCGCAGACTGTACGCCTTCTATAAGTTTATGTAGTGCAGGTAAGTTATTTAAAAATCTTTTCTTAATCTTTCCTGCTTCTTTAAATGGTTTGCCTATTACTTCAGCAATTTTTTTCACACTTCCACCATAGAGAAAGCAATAGTAAAAACGCTTTGCTAAATCTCTACTGTCTAACCCTGCTAGTTTTTGTGTCTCTGTGTGTATGTCACCATCAAGTGCAACTTTAGTGTACGCACCATTGTCAAACTTAGACATAAAATGACACAACATCATTACTTCTAAAGATGAAACATCTATACCTACTAATCGTTTACCTTTTGGTACTGTAAATAATTCTCTACACTCTTTACCAAATGGTGCAGACGTACTTGGTACTTGTCCTAAATTGGGGAATGAATGACTTGCTCTTTGTGTAACACAAGAGTTTGTATTACATGTGCCATGAATTTTACCATCACGTTCATGTTTTAACCACGCTTGTGTACCATTAGCTATCTGTGCAATTCTTTTGTTTAATAAAAAATGTTCACACAATATTTTAGCTTCAGGATATGGAAGTTTAGATAATATACTATCATCTAGTTTAGCTTTACCATCTGATGTAAATTCTTTTGCGTCCCAACCATACTTATCTTTTAATCTTTGTGCTACGTGGTGTCTGCTTGAAGGGTTAAATACAGTAACACTATCTTTCAATCTTTTACCTGTTTTAGTTGACCATCTTTCAGCAACTATAGGCTCAAACACACCTTGTAATTCTTCAGCTAGTTCTGCTTGTCTTGCTTTTAATTTAACAGATAATGCTTCTGCTTTTTCTCTATTAAAAGTAAAACCATATTGCTCTTGTTTAAATATTAAAGAAGCTACATCATGTTCTAAATCCAGAGCTTCTTGGGAGTAACCTTTTTCTTCTATAACTTTATAAAGTTTATAAGTAACTTCAGTATCTTGTATGCAATAGTCTAACATCTCTGGTGTAAAAGTTTGCCAGTCAGTTGTTATCTGTTCTTTATATTCTCCAATACGATTACCCCATGCTTTTAATGAATGTCTACCTATACAATCTTTAGGAAAATCTTTTATTGAAAAGTCTTTTTCTTTAATGTCTGAAAATAGTAATCTTGTTCCCACTAATGTGTCAAAAATTTTGCACCGAAATGTAACGGAAAGTAATTTCTCTAATACTGGAATATCAAACTTAATTATATTGTGACCAATAAGTAATTCTGCGTTTTCTAAAAGTTTAACAGCTTCTTGGTTACTAGGAGTAAGTATTTCTCCTGTATCTATATTTTTTAAAACAATACAATGTACTGTGTCACAAACATTGAGAAATCCATTTGTCTCTATATCAAAGATGTATCTCAAAGTTTTACCTTCTTAACTTTTAAAACATTGACTGTTGGAATTGTGGTTATGTTGCCAACTTCACCTAAAGAGCCATCATCATTAAAATTAACATCTCCTGCAACAATATGTACGTCATTGTCTTTTTTAAGAAGCCAACCATTTGAAATACAGATTGTTACTTTGCTATTTGTAGCTTCTTTAAGAGTAAGCCAAGCCGAATTACTGTTTATATCTTTCCAATGTAGAGATACAAAAGGTGCGTCTAATATCTTTTTATTTATTTTAGGTAATTTCATAATTAATGTAATGTGTGTAATTTTACTTGAACATACATAGCCGCTTCTTCTCCATTCATTGCCATGTGTGTTAATGCTTCTTCAACCATCAAAGCTGAAGTGTCTTTTGCAACATCAAGTGTAATAATTCTTTTATATTTTTTAGCTTTTGCAATAGCTTCTAAAATTATAAATGACCAAGAAATTGCATTGTTTTTTTCTTGTCGTGTTCTTTTTCTAATAGTCATCTAAAACATCTGGAGTAGTTTCTGAAAGACAACCTGTTTCTAAATCATATAATAAAGAACATGCGTTGCCTGTCTCTCCTGAATATCTGTTTTTAAGAATTGTAAGTTTTGCTAATTTCTTATCTGATTTTATGTCCCTACTTATGGATATAATTAAATCTGATAATTGACCAATGGAAGCCGACCCACGTAGACTGTTCATGGTAACTTCTTTACCATCTTCAAATCCTTTATCGCCTTCACTACGTCTTAAATGTGATACTAGAATAACTCCAATACCTGTTTCTTCTACAAGTGTTCTTAATTTACTTACAAAGTAATCAATAAGTTTTCTTTCATCACCTGTATGTTCATCACCCAATGCAGATAAAGCCATGTGTAAATGGTCTAATACTACAAAGTCTACTTCACATGATTTTGCTAAATATCTTATTTTAGATAATAAATTGTCGGCAACTGTACAGCCAAAGTGGTTAAATAGATAAAAATTCCCATTACCAATAGTTGATTTAAAAGTTTCCTGTAATTGTTTTTCATTTATTCCTTCTCTTGTTAAATGCAAAGGTTTTTTAAGGTGAACACCCATAATACCTAATGCACTTCTTTTAATACTTTCCTCTAACGCAATATAACCAACACCAAATCCTTGTTTCAATAAATCTAGTGCAACATGTCTACAAAAAGATGATTTTCCAACTCCTGTCCCTGCCGTTATTGTGGTAAGCTCACCTTTTCTTAATCCATGTGTTTTTATATTAAGACATTTAAAAGGATATTGTGCTGTCACCATCACATCTTCTTTCATAATCTCATCAAAAATTTCTGAACCTAAAACAATACCATCAGGTCTGTATGGTTTTGCATTCCACATACATTGTTTAAGTTGCTCTGCTTTATCTGCTAACAACATTTCGTTAGCGTCTTTAAGTGGTAGAGAAGCAATCTTGGCTTTATTTGGGGTTAGTATTTTAGAACATTCTAACGCCGCCTTTTGCCCATGTTCGTCTTGGTCGAACATAAAGATTACATTCTCATAACCCTCCAAGAAATCGAGTGATTTTTGAATATCTTTTTTTGCACCTGCCGCACCTGTTTTAATAGATACAACGTCCCATCTGTTGTTGTCTTGTATTTGAGACATAGTAAGTGCATCAATTTCGCCTTCAGTTACAGTAATGTACTTGCCTTTTCCTTTGCAAGTTTCTTGTCCAAACAATCCTGCTTCTTTAGGATTGCCTAACCATTGAAATTCTTTTGAGGGGTATCGTAATTTTTGTGCTACTAACTCTTTGCTATCATTATAATAATTAGCAATATGACAAGGTCTTCCAAAGTATGCTCCAACTTCATAATTATATTTCTTTGCAGTGTCTAAAGTTATATGACGTTTATTAAGAGGTAATATTTCACCTTTAATAAATTTAATTTCTTTTTCTGTATTAGTTTCCATAGTTGTTGATTGTCCTTGTGTTGTTTTTTGACATGAGAAACAGTGTGCGTGTCCATCAGAATAAACAGCATTGGCGTCAGAAGAGCCGCAGTTCTCACATGGTGAGTGATATAAAAATTCGTTTTCAGTATTCATTGTGTTTTG